ATGAAACTTGATCCCGTACTTTTGAATATGGCTTGTTCCTGGGCTATGAAAGCATATGCTGTAAATAACAAAGATGCCATAAAAATACAAAGCAAGTGGACCTCCACTACAGTATTTATAGCTAAACGAAAATCTATAGATGTAATTGCTTTCAGAGGAACAAAACAGAAGCTCGATATTCTGACCGATATTAATGTAATACCTCTGCCTTACGCCGGAAGATTGTGCCACGGCGGATTTACCATCGCTCATAGGTCTGTTTGGAAAAAAGTAAAAGAACATATAGACCCGAAAAAACGCACGTTAATTACAGGTCATAGTTTAGGAGGGGCTTTGGCAGAGTTGTCAGCCTCTATGCTTAACGGCAAACATGACAACATAAATCTGATTACCTTCGGCAAACCAAATGTATTCTTCAAAGGGTTTAAGCGGCCAATGACACTGGACAACCAGATATCGTGCGTGCAGGGGAGCGATGTAGTAGCTCGTGTTCCACGTTTGTGCTACGGACCTTCAAGCTCACAGACCATGCTGTATTTCAGCAATGCTGGCCCAGACCATATAGACCCTAGCAAAGAAATAAGGGACGCTGATCGTGGAGGTCTTAGAGATAGAATTACCGATCACATGATGGAAGGCTACAAGGAAAGATTAAAAATATTTTTAGACGGTCAAGATAACGTGAAACCAATTAATGAAGAAGTAGAAAAAATTATGGAGGCAAGGGGATGAAACATTTATTAAAGGTTAGCTTTTTACTTATTTTCACTTTACCTAGCTGCACTTCTGTTGAGCAGGTTATAGCCAACAAAGAACTATATTGTAGTCAATTTTACAAAGGTGTAAGGGCTGTAGGTAGAGGGGCATTATCTGCAACTACAGGTGTTGTTGTGCCAGATGTGTGCGACACCATTGATGAGATTGTAGAAGAGGCTACAGAATGAAGTTAGGTGGGCTGTTAAAGTCCCTAGCTCCGACTATAGCCAGCGCAGCGGGTGGGCCAATGGCAGGTATGGCTGTCAAGATGGCGGCGCAAAAGCTAGGAATGCCAGATGCTACAGCTAACGAGATAGAAGATTTAATAGAGCGAGAACCAGAGAAGGCGGTATTGCTCAAAGAAGCAGACAAAGATTTCAAAGATCGTATCCGTGAGATGGAGATAGACCTTGAGTCATTCAAGACTGAAGTAGAAGACCGTAAAGATGCTAGGTCTAAATTTTCGGGTGATATGACTCCTAAGTTGTTCTGCATACTGGCTCTTATGTTATATGGCGCATATGTTATGACTGTGACCATACTACCGCACGATCAGAACGATGAGACTATAATTTCACTAGTGCTAGGACAGCTATCTGGAATCTTAGGCACTTGTGCTGCATTTTTCTATGGTGGGTCAAACGGAAAAAAGTAATATGGAAAAGCTAATTGCAATGCTAAAAAGGCATGAGGGCGTGGAAACACATGCTTATGAATGCTCAGAGGGCAAAGTCACTGTTGGCGTGGGCCGTAATATAGATCAAGAAGGCGGCATAGGCTTGTCAGATGATGAGGTTGACTATCTTCTACAAAACGACATAGAACGAGTGGTCAAGGAATTAGCTGCTGAGTATCCGTGGTTTAGTGATCTTGACGATGTTCGTAGAGATGCAATGGTCGATATATCTTTTAACCTAGGTGCAACTAGATTACGTCTTTTCAAACGTGCTCTGGCTGCTATGGAAACAGGTAAATACAAAGAAGCGGCCACAGAGTTTTTGGACTCTAAGTGGGCAAGGCAAGTGGGTGGCCGTGCGCTTGAGTTAACTGACATGATCTCTAGCGGTACATACGCAGAGTGAGGAAAATATGGCAGTTAGAAAATTACAGTTTAAGTCCGGGGTAAACAGAGAAACCACCCGTTATGCTGCTGAAGGTCAGTGGTATGACATTGATAAGGTGAGATTCAGACGGGGATTACCTCAAAAGATTGGAGGTTGGGAGCAGATATCTACTGCTACTTTCCTAGGTGTAGCACGCTCGTTGTTTAACTGGGCTACTCTTAGTCTACAGAATCTAGTTTCTGTAGGTACAAATCTTAAATACTACATAGAACGCGGTGGCGCTTATTTTGATGTCACACCCATTAGAGCTACTACAGCCGCAGGAGATGTAACTTTTACTGCTGTGAACGGCGATGCCACACTGACTGTAGCGGATACAGCACATGGCGCACTTCAAAATGATTTTGTGACTTTTTCCGGTGCCGTTTCTTTAGGCGGTAATATTACCGCTGCTGTGCTAAATCAAGAATATCAAATAGCCACCATAGTCAATGACAACTCTTATACGGTAGAAGCCAAGGACACTAGCGGAAGCACGGTGACAGCAAATAGCTCCGACTCAGGTAATGGCGGCTCTAGCACTGTAGGTGCATACCAGATAAACACGGGCAACGAGATTGCGGTGCCTTTTACGGGATGGAGTGCAGGGCGTTGGGGTACTGGCACATGGGGTACGGGTGGCTCCACGCTAGCTGGTATGCGACTCTGGAGTCAGGCTAACTTTGGTGAGGATTTATTTTTTCTACGTAGAGGGGGCGCACCTTTCTTATGGGATGCTACTAACGGTGTGACTACTAGAGCAGTATTAGTAAGTTCTTTAGGAGGTGCTAGTCAGGTTCCCACTATAGCTAACGTAGCTTTCGTTTCTGACATATTCCGTTTTGCTTTTTGTATGGGCGCAAACCCCATAGGCAGTGCAGTCCAAGACCCTATGTTAATACGCTGGTCAGATCAAGAGGATGTGGCTGAGTGGAACCCTACGTCACTGACACAAGCAGGTAGCCTTAGTCTGTCGGAAGGCACAGAAATCGTGCAAGCCGTGCAAGCCAGACAAGAGATATTAATCTGGACCGATGCCGCGCTATATGGCCTACAGTATTTAGGTGCTCCAGTGGTGTGGGGTGCAACGCTTCTGGGGTCTAATCTCACGATAGCCAGTCCCAATGCAGCGGTATATTCAAACAACATTGCCTACTGGATGGGTACAAACAAGTTTTACTACTACGATGGTACGGTTAAGACGTTGCCCTGTGATGTGCGTAGCTATGTGTTCGACGATTTTAATACTGGTCAGTACGATCAGGTGGTAGCGGGGTCAAACGAAGAGTTTGATGAAATATGGTGGTTCTATTGCTCTAGCGGTGTTACTCAGAATGACCGCTATGTAATTTACAACTACGTGGAAAATGTGTGGTATTTCGGTAACTTATCGCGTTCGGCATGGCTTGACTCTGATTTAAGAGACTTTCCCATAGCTGCTACGTTCAACAATAGACTTGTAAACCACGAAACGGGTGTGGACGATAAGGAGACAGGCACAGCTACAGCGTTTACTGCCAGTATAACTTCCACCCAGTTTGACCTAGATGACGGTGATCGTTTTATGTTGGTCAACAAAATGTTGCCCGATATGACATTTGAGGGGTCTACAGCAGCCTCACCCGCTGCCGTGCTGACGTTGAACCCCTTAGAAAACTCTGGTTCAGGCCGTTATGATCCTGCTTCAGTGGGGGGCAACAGTAACGCTACTGTTACTAGAACAGCTACAGCACCTATAGAGGAGTTTACCGGGCAGGTATTTACCAGATTACGTGGCAGGCAGATGTCGTTTAAGGTAGAGTCTACAGCCGCTGGGGTTACGTGGAAACTGGGCGCCACCCGTGTGGATATGCGGCCCGATGGTAGGAGAGGGTAGTGCCTAGCAGCCTTATAAACAAGGTTACTACACCTGCACTACCTGTTACTCCCAGAGGCACGCAGTTAAGCGGATATTTAGACGATCTAAATAACATATTACGTTTGTTTTTCAATGGTTTATCTAACACGGTAAACTTGTTAACAGGAGACTACGGGGGTCGCTTTATAAGCACTCCCAATGCCAAGTTCTTTTCCACTGTAGATCAGAACGCCGCTTCGCCTAATACTGCATATGCGTTGCAGTTTGAAAATACTTATTTAGAAGAGGCAATAAGCATAGCAGGATCACCGAAAACGCAAATAACTCCAACGCATTCAGGGGTTTACAATTTTGCCCTTTCGGTAGAGCTAAACAGCACGAGTGCCAGCACCAAGACAGTAAACTTCTGGGTGCGTAGAAGTGGCGTAGATATAGCCAACACATCCAGAGAGCATGTAATTGCTGGTTCTGGTAGTATAAACGTGTTCAGTTATACCTTTTCGATAGACATACAGGCAGGGCAGTACATAGAACTTATGTGGGCTTCAGACGATACAAATATAACGCTAGATCATCAGGCAGCAGCCAGCCCTGCCCCTGTTGTACCGTCTACGCTAGTAACTGTAAACCTTATTTCTGCGTTACCTGAAACGCTGCCGACACCGTAGGTGAGATATGGCTGACGAAGAACAATCTATAATAGACGAGTTATACCCCGGTGCTGGTTTATCTCGCATATTTGGTGAGGGTCAGCAGAAAGGCTCCATACTTGAGTTTGACCAGTTAACTCCTAGTCAACAAAACCAATTCTTTAACGAGCTAGCGTTTCAAGACATGGCGCTAGAAAATGCACTCGCACTGGGTGCTGCAAAAGAAGCTGGATTAGACGCGGGCGGGCCTTTTGGATTGTCTCTTACTGCCCCAGTTCAACCCGGCCTTAATATACCAACATTAGGTGGGTCAGCGCCTTCAACTAACCCCTTGCAAGATGTTATAGATGCCATTGCGGATACCCCTGTTGTCGAAACCCTTACTGATGCTGCAAAGGCTGCTGGTACTGAGGTCGGCAAAGTAATAGACAAAATTTTTAAAAGCATCGGCCTTAAACCTCCTACCAAAATAATAGGTAATCCTCAACCCGGAGCAACTGTAGTATGGGGGCAGACTGGCGGTGCTCCTGTTGTCTACACAGGTACAACTCCGGCGGGTACGCAGACCGGAGTAACCACAGGATTACCTTGGCTTGATGCTGTAGTTAATCAAGTTATACAAGTAGGGACAGGACAACAAGATATACCCACTTTGGGGGATGTAACTGGCGCTGTAATAGACGGAGCCATCAATACTGTGCTCCCCGGAGTTGATGTAAAAGAAGTAGCAGATGCGGCAAATAAAGTGCTGGATGCTGCGGTCAACCCTAATTTAGCTGCGACAGAAGATACAGAAGGTCTTTTTGGTGTAGATATTTTTAACCCTAAACCAAAAGTCGATCCTAAAGACGCTGTAGACACTGTAACTGGGGATGGTGCTAGCGATGATCCTGTAAGTCCCCTGCTGGATACCTCTAATTTGCCAGATGCAGAAGACCCTTATGATGTTAAAACTACTCCAAATGTGCTTGGTGGTTTTGAAAACGATGCGATAGTTACAGGCACACTTCCACCTGTAATAAGAGATGTCATACCGCCGCAAGACCCACCACCGCCACCGGAGCCACCGCCGCCGGAAGATCCACCGCCGGAAGACCCACCTTTTGTGCCGCCAGAAGATCCACCTTTTGTGCCGCCAGAAGACCCTCCAGAACCCAGAGGCGATGTCAGAGGGGGTTTAGGGTTTACAATACCGCAGAGTTTTAGGGCTGTAACGGAAAAACCCGGTGATGTGGTAGACATAGATTATTTGTATGATTTTAGTAAAGGGCTAGATCAACCGTTCTTGACTACAAATGAGGATGAAGAAGTGAAGAATTTAAGTGTATTTGCAGAGGGTGGCCCTACAGATGCAGTAGATATGGTTACTAGAAGACCGGGGCAGTTTGGCAGAAACTATTTTACCCCCGGTAGATTTGAGGCCACCGGCACAGCTTTGGGTGGCGAAGCGTTAGACTCTAACAAAATACAAATACCAGA